CCGCTGGCCCGAAGTCACCGCGTAGGTGTTGGGCATGTACACGTCAGTGTTCGGGATCGTCGGCCCTTGCTTGGGGATGCGCCGCCAGCCGCTCGTCAGCAGGATGCCGCCGGCATTGTTGTCGTTGTCCGTGGCGTTCCAGCCCCGAATCCCAGTGTCGAAGTCAGCCTGCGACGGGACGTTCGTGGTCCCCGGTTCGACAGACACGCCCTTCCCGAACTTCGCGCCGTAGGTACGGACCGGAGCCACGTCCCCTCCCGCTGCCGACCACAGCTTGCGCAGATCCTGGAAGTCCACGTCGAACGGGAAGAACACCCCCTGGCCCATCGGCCGTGGACTCACAGCGGCTGCTCCCGCCACGTGAGGGTCATGCCGGCGTCGATGTAGCGCGTGACGTCCATGTCCGGGAACTCACTCACCTCTGTGATCACCGCCCGGAAGAAGATCGCGGCCGGGTCAATGATCACGCTCGCGTTGTCCACCGGACTCTTGCCCTGGAAGATGGGCGGGTGAATCGGGATGCTCGCCTGGCCCGAGCCGTTGGTATTGACGTCTCCCGCGACGTCGAGAACCACCGGACACCCAGTCGGGTAGATCAAGTCCCCGGAGCGGAGCCAGTTAGTGATGTTGATCGACGCTCCGTCGACCACCAAGATGCCGCCCGTCTGGTCGGCGCCGTTGACCAGGGGCGTGCCTCCGCCGGCGCCCTTGCGGACCTGCCAGTACGGGTGCTGCACATCCCAGATAACCCGCTCCCGGAGACTCCGGTTGATCGACATGACCAACGCGCGCACCGCGGGGATAGCGGTGTCGAGGACCGGATAGATCTCCTGCCACACCCGCCCCATGTTCTGCACCGCGCGAAACTGACCCTTGCCCGAGTCTCCCCACGCCTGGAGCCCGGCAGGGAACCGCGGCGGGGAAGCGAGCCGGGGGACTGCCTTGGTCGAGCGTGGGAACGTGGCCATCGGTTACCTCCCCAAGATGCGGCGCAGGACCACCGAGCGCTGCACCGCGCGAGACACGGCCGTCGCCACGGAGGCTTCGTTCTCTTGGAAGAAGCGGGACACATCCCGACTGTCCATCGCCGCCACGTTCAGCTGCACCGGGACGGTGATCCCTCCAGCGACACCCCCCGGCGCGGCCTGCATAGCCGGCATCGGCGTCACCGTCATGCCCCCGTGTCCCGCTCGGACCAGCTCGGGGCCAGCCTCCCCCACCAGAGCCACTTCCCCCGAAGGCAAGAACCCCCCGTGCTGAAGCCCCAAGAGTCCACCAAGCCCGCCCCCGTCCTCCGGGAACAGGAGCTTCATTAGCTCCAGCTTGAGGATCAGTTTGGCCAAGTCCCGCAGGGCGTTGCGGACGAACTCCCCGAAGCTCTGGCCAGCGTCGAAGATACTGTCCACGAACTCGTCGACGGCGCGGCCCGCAATGTCGACGAGTCCCTGCTTCATCTGCTGGGCGAACTTGTCGGCCTTTTCCGAGGTCTCATCGAACGTCTTCTTCGCCCGCTCCCCCGCCGCGACGTACTGATCCCACGTGATGATCCCCAGGGTGACTGCTTCTTGCAGGGCAGCCACGGTCCGGTCCAACTCCTGGGCCGGAGTGATGGCGGCTTCAACAGCGGACTGCGCCCGGCTCAACGTATCCGCCCACCGCTGTTGTGCCACGGCTGCCGCATCTGCTTCCACTCGGACGTTCCGCAGAGCGGCAAGCCACTCCTGGAGCTGGGCGGTGGTAAGCGGAGTGCCGGCCTCAATAGCCTTCTGGATAGCTACTTCGTACGCAGTAACTTGAGCAGCGGCCAGGTCGAACGCGTCCCCAAGCACTGCCTCCATCCGCGCGGCGTCCCCCAACGACTTCGCCAACTCATCTGCCGCGGCCTTCATTCCAGCCATCCACGTCGGCGGCGGTTGGTCCACCACCGTCTTCGGTAGCACAAACTTCTTGGCGGCGAGAGCGGCCGCGTCGGCCGCCGCGTCCATCTGCTTCTCGATCTCACTCAACGTCCGGCCGGCAGACGCCAAGCTTTCCTCAGCCATCGCTTGGACACTCATGCGGGCCACGACCGTCGCAATGCCCGCTTCGTCCATCGCGATCGCTAGGCCCCGCCCGATCGCTCCAGCCATGCCCGGGAGAGCGGACATCGCCTTCCCTAGCTTGGTCAACTCCGCGATCAGGATCTGGACCCCTTCCAGAACCTTGTCGACTCCAGTAAAGAACTGGTCCTTGATGAACGTCCAGAGCGCTACGGCCTGCTGCTTCAGCCACAGCCAGTGCTCGGCCACGGTCAAGCCCGCCGCGACCAACGCCCCCAGGGCCAGGAGCGCCAGGCCCACGGGTCCAGCCAAGCCAGCGAGCGCCGTCCCCAGCGTAGGCAAGAGTGTGATGAAAGTGCCAAGAACAATCAGGATCGGACCGAACGCGGCGGCCAGCGCCCCGAAGATCACAATGATCCGCTTCGTCGTGATGTCGAGCGCCTTAAACGCCTTCGCAAAGTCACGGACAGCACCAATCGCCGGCAGTAGGACTTCTGAAATGATTTCCCCGACGTCCTCCATCGCGTCGTTCAGTGCGTTCCACGCCAGGGTCATCTTTCCGATCGGAGTGCGGGCCATCGCCTGGGCCGTCCCCCCGAACGCTCCTTCCACTGCGTTCAGCAGTTGCTTCTGAGACTCCAAGACTTGACCGGTCTCGAACAGATGCTTGATGACTTCCTGCTGCGCGTCCGAGAACACCACCCCGGCTCGCCGCAGCAAGGCCATGCCGGTCGTCGGGTCCTCCAGAGCCTTACCAAGCTGGAGGACCGCGCTCTGCAGGTCTCCTCTGAACAAGGAAGACAAGTCCTGCGCAAGCTTGATCGTCCGATCGAACGCGTCGTTGCCCTCGCCGACCGTGTTGCGCACGCTCTTGAACGTCAAGAGAATGGCAGCAGCGGCCTCCGTGGCATCATCCGAGAACCGCGTGGTCTCCTGGAGAGCTGAACCCAACTCTTCGATGTGATCAGCAGTGACTCCGGCCACGCCCCCAGTCGCCCGAACCACCGCCTTCACCCGCTCCATCGCGTCGGCCTGCTCGCCGAAGGCCTTGACCGACAGTGCCCCCATCGCGACCAGCGGCAGGGTCAGCCGCGTGGTCAGCTTGGTCCCCAAGTCGGAGATGCGCTTCCCAGCGTTGGCCACGTTCTGCTCGGCTTCACTGAGGACCCGGTTGAGTGCCCCAATGTCCGCCCCGAGGACGACGGTCGCGCGAGCCAGGACGGTCACGGTGTCATCCCCGGAGTGTCAGCGGTGTTCTGCGCTTCTGCCCAGTGGTCAAGGAACACCTGCGCCTCCTCTACATCCATGTAGTCTTCCGGCTTCGGCCGCTCCCGCAAGAAGTCACCCGGCTTGACCAGGGGAGTCCCTGGCTTCCGGTGCACGTTCACCACGGTCGCTGCCACCAGCCCTGCCCGGAGGTAGGCTGCTCGCTCGAGGCTCTGTCGCCGCTCGAGGACGGCTTCTACCTCCGGCGCCGCCAACCGCCAGAACAACTCATCCGGAATCCCTGCGACCAGGGCTGACGCCCACAGCGCGAGGAACTCCTCACCCCGTGCTACCGGGCGCTTGCTCCCTGTGGCGGACTCTGAGGGTCCGGCGCGGCTCCGGGTCCCTTCTCATCAGCTGGGAAGATCTTCGAGAGGTCCACGAGACCTCCCGTGGCCTTCTTGACCGGCCCGAACAGTGTGTGCAGGTTCTCCAGGTCGATCAGGTCTTCCAACTGCTCCAGCGTCAAAGCCGGATCGTCCTTCTGGAGGCCCAGCAGCAAGAGCTGCGCGAGCGACGTCCCCTTCTGCTCCTGGAGCTTCTTCAGTGCGCCCAGAGGAAAGCGAAGGAACCGCTCCTTGTCCAACGTGATTGCCACACCACGAGTCGGCGTCTGCTTCTGGTCACTCGACATGAGGCTACTCTCCCAAAGGGCGACCTCCCCGCGAAGGAAGGCCGCCCACGTGTAGGACTAGTTGGAGATCACCACCGCGCCGGCGACCTTCAGTGTGGCCGACTGCTCCGCCACCGCGTCGTCGACGAGGTTCAAGTCTCCGCTCGGAGGCGCCGTCACGAACGCGTTGAACGTGTACGTCCGTGTCGGCGAGCCTGCCGCCGCCGGCAATGTGATCGTGCACGACTTGATCGCTGCCGACCCGTCAAGCACGTAGTTCGACTCCAGCTTGAGCTGTCCGACGTCTCCCGGATTGTGCCGGAACGTCAGTGAGACACTTCCGCCTTCCCGGAGACCCGGGAAGTACTCCCGCTGCCAGGCCGAGTTCGAGTCCGTGGTCTCTGCTTCTCCCCGGCCCCGATCCGGTACGGCGACGCTGATGAGACCGCCGATCGCGCTTGCGTCGAACGTGACGGTGGTCCCATGTGGCAGATACTTGGCCATTGTCGTTCTCTCCTCTACAGGTTCGTGGCGTCCGTCAACAACCGAAAGCTGATCGTGTGCAGCGGTCGTCCACGGTCGTCATACCCCGCGAACACCGGCTCCGGCGTCTGCGCCCGGATGCCGTAATATAGCGCTCCGCCGCTCACTAACTCGACGTTCCGCAGACCGTGAAGTGCCTGGAGAATAGCCATCCCTTTGGCGCGACTGACATCCGAGTCCCAGGCTCCCGCTCGGACCGAGACCAACACGCCTGGGTCCGCTAGCGCAGCACTCCCCAAGCCCACCGTTGCGGGCATCTCCGGCGCCGGCCCCCCGTCCTCCCCCACTACGACCAACCTGTCTGGTACCGCATCGTCCATCTTCCTCCGGAGAGCAGCCCACCCCGTCGACCCCTTGACCAAGTTCTGCGCCACCAAGTAGGCGAAGACGTCGTCAACTGCTGGCACTGACGTCCTCCTTACCGGAGCGCGACTTCGTGGTCGTCGTGGTCGTCTGACTTGTTTGACTGTCTCCCGTCGGTGATTCACCGCGCCACAGCGTGGAGTCCGTGCCGCGCTTGCCGATGAACTGCACCACCACGATGCCGGTGAACACTTCGAGCGCACCGTACCAGCGATCCGGGACTGCAAGCGCCACCGCCCCCGCCGCGTGCGCGTGAATGAGATGCTCGACCAACGCGAAGAGCAGCGCGCAACACCCGGTGAGCAACCACAGGAGCATCACCAACGCGAGCATCGCGTTGGTGGTCGGGATCGTCGAGAGCCGCGGCCAGGCCGACAACCTCAGCTCGTGTGTATCACGCGCGGTCACCTAGATCCTCCCAGTGAAGCGTCCACGTGCATCGCGTCCCTGCCGCGTCCCACCCGCACCCCGGCCCGCCGCAGCCAACCCGGCTTGCGCGTTTCGCTGAATGGCATCCATCGCCGCACTGCTGCCCGGCGACCACCGCTCCACTCCCCGGACCAGGTAGCGGGACTCCCCCACTGTATGGCGGTAGTCGGTCCGCTCGTGCTGCGCCAGGGCGTAGTTGGCGGCCGCTCCGCCGAAGCTCAGTTCCACCGTCGGACCGATCGGAGTCGGCACCGGACCGTCCACCATGCCCGTGCTCGCCAAGTTGCCGGTGTCCTTGGGGACGCCATGCCCTGGACGAGAAGCCTTCACGTCCGTCATGATCTCCTCCCCGATGATCCGCAGCCCCGCCCCGGTGTCCTGGGCAACCTGCTTGGCAGCCCGCTTGATCTGCTTGGCCGCTTCCCGGAAGCTCCGCTCCGTCTCCGCTGATGGAGTACGTGCCATTGTCCTCTTACTCCTGGCGCAGCCGAAGGCTGACGTGATCCAACTGGCTCTGGACGTTACGCCCGTCGTTCCGAAAGACGACGATGCCGACCAATCCGTCCTCTAGCTCCACGCGGTCGTCGGTCGTCGGGAGGGGACTCTGCGCCCCGTCGAGCCACACATCAGCCACGATCTTGACGTCCGCCCCCACCCCGGTCCGTACCACTTCCTGCTCCCGCACCACTCGGCCCTCCAGAGCCACCGGGGAGTTGAACGCCGGCTTGCCCTGGTCGTCGACGCCAGTGCGTTGCTCCAAGAGCACGACCTCCAACTTGCCGTGCCGCTTGAGCGTGACGCTCACTGGTCACCCTGGAACGTGGTCCCCACCTGGAACAGGGCGGTG